AGATTATGTATTCACAGTCGCAATCACCAATGCAGATATATTGGAGAAAAATATCATCCCAGCAGGAAACGCTGCGCTCTCTGGACTATCAACCTATGTCGGAAATGCCAATGCTGAAGCTGCAATTTTGGCTATCTCAGTCGAAATATTCCAAGCAAGAACAGCAGCTGGTGGATCAATAGAAGGCGTAGATTTTGCAGTAACCCCTTATCGCCTATCTAAGAATTTACTTGCAAAGGTAACTGGCTTACTAGGGCCTTATCTTGATGTTGAAACTATGGTTGGCTAATGCCTATTTCAACAGATGTTAGAGGCGCTATTAAAACTGCTCTATCAACAGTAGCAGCCAATATTTATGACTCAGTTCCAGAAGCGCCAATTGTCCCTGCAATTGTCATCATTCCAGACTCGCCCTATATGGAGCTTGAGGTCTTGGGCAAAGTCACAACTAGAGTCAAATTGAATTACACCATCACCGCTTGCGTTGCTTACTTTTCCAACGCAGCAGCTCTTGATAATTTAGAGCAATTAGTAATGAGTATTCTTGGAAAGTTAAATGCTTCCAAGTATGAGTTATCGACAGTCGAAAGACCATCAGTAACTGAAGTAGGAACTACTACCCTGCTAGTTTCAGATATACGCTTGAGCGTCCGCTACGAGCAAACCGCATAGGAGATACAAATGCCAACCACAGTAATAACTGGGCGCGATGTGAGTTTTACCATTGGGGGTAATAACTTTGACGCTCAAACAACTTCAGCCGTTCTAAGTTGCGACACAATTATCGAGACTTATCAAACTCTTGATGGTCGCGCTTATAAGTCTGTAGATAAGCAATGGACTTTCACAATTGAACTATTGCAGGATTGGGGAGCGACTGGCTCTCTATTTGAAATTATTTGGGGCGTTGCAGAATCAGCACCAAATACGACAATTTCAACAGTATTCACAGCTGCATCAGGCGCAACTTTTACATTTAATGTTTTGCCAATTTTCCCAACTGCTGGTGGAGCTGCCCCTGGAGCACTCACCGACACTTGGACAATGACAGTTGTTGGACAACCAGCGGAGTCCTTTACCTAAGAGATCGGAGCATCGGGAGCTATGAAAATATCAATCACAATTAAATACAGCTCAGGCGAATCAGTTACTTATCAGGCTGGATTGCCAGAATGGGCTAAGTGGGAACGCAAAACTGGTAAGTCGATTTATTCAATGAAAGATATCTCGGCCTACCAGCAAGCGGACTTCTTAGATCTTGCTTACTTTGCGTATAAGCGCGAAGCAGCAGGAAAGCCAACCAAGTCCCAAGAGATTTGGGAGCTGACAGTTGAGGAAATGACGATTGGAGATGAAAGCCCAAAAGTTACGAGCCCGGAAGCATCAATCGACTAATCATCGAGATTGCTATCGCAACTGGGATTCCAATGCCTTACTGGACAGATATCGACCAAGTATTAACGGCCATAGATATATTAAAGGAGCGTAGCGGTGGCAGATGAGTTACCAATCAGCTATGACAAGCGCGAGCTCCGCTCAATCATTTCCGCATTTAAAGCGATGGATGATGAAGCCGTTAGCCAAGCTAAACGCGAATCTAGCGCGCTGGCTACTTATGCAGCAAATGAAATCAAAGCCTATGGGCTCTCAAGGACTTTTGGTCAAGAAGCAGTTAGAAGAATTACAACAGGCGTTAAAGTCTCGGCCAGTTCTAAAATCGGAGAGTTCTCTTACGGCTTTGCAAGTCAGCGCTTTTCTGGTGGCGGTAGCACACAAAAACTCTGGGCGGGTTATGAATTTGGAAGTAATCGCTTGCGTCAGTTCCCCAGAAGAACACCAAGCAAAGGTCGCGGAAACGCTGGCTACTTTATCTACCCAACCCTTCGTAAGATTCAGCCTGAATTGATTAATAAATGGCAAGAAGCATTTTCCAAGATATTGAAAGAGTGGGATAAGTAATGGCTGGCAGTAGAACGCTCAAGCTTTCGATTCTTGCTGATGTTGCTGATCTCAAGAAAAATCTTGATACTGGCTCTAAAGAGGTTGAAGGCTTTGGCGGTAAATTAGAGAAGTTTGGCAAGGTTGCAGCAGCCGCGTTTGCAGCAGCAGCGGCAGCAGCAGCAGCCTATGCGGTCAAGTTAGCCGTTGATGGCGTTAAGGCAGCTATTGAAGATGAGGCTGCCCAGCTTCGTTTAGCCAACGCTCTTAAGAATGTTACTGGAGCCACCCAAGCTCAGATTTCTGCCGTTGAGGAGCAGATACTCAAAACCTCACTAGCTACTGGCGTTGCTGATGACCAATTGCGTCCAGCGCTTCAGCGCCTAGCAGTTGCCACAGGATCAGTGACTGAATCTCAAGATTTATTAAACCTAGCCTTAGATATTTCAGCTGCTACTGGTAAAAGTGTAGAAGCAGTATCTAATGCTTTAGGTAAAGCCTATGAAGGCAATACAGGCTCTCTAACGCGTCTAGGTGTTGGCTTGTCTGCTGCCGAAATTAAAACCCTTGGACTAGAAGGAACTGTAAAACAATTAGCCGAAACTTTTGGTGGAGCAGCTACAGTTCAAGCCAATACTTTTGAAGGTCAAATTCAAAGACTTAGGGTGGGCTTCGATGAAGCTAAAGAATCAGTAGGAGCTGCTTTATTGCCTACCCTTCAAAGACTTTTGGATTACTTTATAAACACAGTTATCCCCAAGTTTATTGAGTTCAAAGACGCAGCATTAAAACCAGTTACTGATGCAATTGCTAGAAATAAAGAGTCATTAACGATTCTTTATAATTTTATTAAAGACTTTGTAGTTCCAGTTTTAATCAATAACCTTGGTGGAGCACTTGGATTTATTGGTAAAGTCGCTGGTGGAATTCTTGATGTTATTGGCGCAGTAGTTAATGGAATCAAGAGCGCAGTTAATTTTGCCATCGATGCAATAAATGTCCTTATCCGCGCTTACAATGCCGTCCCACTTTTGCCTAATGTATCTACCATTTCCAAGCCATCATTCTCGGCCCCTAGCACTCCAAGTAGTTCAACACTTCCAAAGATTGCTACTGCTCCAAGTCCAAGCATCCCATCAGCTCCTAAGCCATCCACTACTCCAAGCGCTCCATCGGCTTCAACTCCTAGCGCCCCATCAACACTCGTTCCAAGCGGTAATGCCATTCCTTCTGGCTTCAATGTTGCTGGCACAGTTGCAGCTAATAACGCTGGTGTCACTATCAATGTCAATGCCCCAAGCGCTATTGATGAAGAAGGATTTACCAGAGCAGTTATCTTGGCGCTAAATAATACAGAACGGAGAACTGGTGGCGGTGGCTCAAGCCTAGTTACCCAGAGTCCTCAATGACCGCTTGGAATCCCGTTTATCGCGTTAAGGTCAATGGATTAACAGTAACTAGCGCAACTTTAAGTGGCTTAACTATTACCTCTGGTCGGACTGATATTTATTCGCAACCGATTGCTGGTTATTGCAATCTTACGCTTATTGAAACTGCTGAGGCAGCAATACCTTTTGAAGTAAATGATGCAGTAACAATTGAAGTTAAAAATTCTGCTGCAACCTATGTAAATCTATTTGGCGGTTTTATTACAGATTTAGGAATCACAGTCCAATATTCTGGTTCTACAGCGACAAGTCAGCAAATAAAAATAGTAGCCGTAGGAGCTTTAGCCAGACTTAACCGCGCCGTTTATACAGGCAATTTTGCCCATCAATTTGACGGAGACCGAATCGAAGAACTTCTTAGCACAGTTTTATTTGACCAATGGAATGAAGTGCCAGCTGCCGAGACTTGGGCAGGATATGACCCATTAGTTCAATGGCAGGATGCAGAAAATAGCGGTCTAGGTGAGATAGATACCCCAGGAGATTATGAGCTTCACTCTGAAAACAATCTCAATGACACAGTTTATAACCTAGCTTCTCGCTTTGCTACTAGCGGACTTGGATATTTATATGAGGATAATCAAGGCCGAATTGGTTATGCAGATTCAACGCATAGATCGCAATACCTAGCAACTAATGGCTATGTTGATTTAGACGGAAATCATTCTATTGGCCCCGGACTTTCAATTGTAAAAAGAGCTGGCGATGTTAGAAATTCTATAACTATTGGATATGGAACTTCAGGGGCAGAAGTAACAGATGAAGATTTGGCATCAATATCTGAATATGGCCTTCTCGCCTCTACCATATCGACCAC